ATGGATAATCCTAAGTTGAAAAAGACTATTTTAGAGACGAATCTAACCTATCAAGCTTACCTCAAACGCAGATCACAAGATTTTTATATCGACCAACATCGGGAACAAGCCACAACGCTCTGTGTGAGAAGTTAACAGTCTACATCGGGTGACAGAAATGAAACTATTGACCCCATAGATAACTTGCCTGCCACTCCCCTTTTGGGGGGAGCGATCGCTAAACACTAGACCTAAAAATTTAGCCGGAAATAGGCGTGTTGCTCTTATTTACATCATATATCTTTTGTCAAGATATATTAGTTGACCGGCTCTCTAGAATCATTGCCTACCCCGAATTATTGAAGGGATATCAATAAAGTTTTGTAAAAAAAATCCGATACTCGCGTAAAAAAAGTTGCAGTAGCAAGAGAACCAAATAGGGACTGTACCGACAGTACATAGGTTATGAGTATAAAAAAGTCACGCACAAGGGGATGAAATTTTTGAGCATGGGGAATCGGGCATAGGGCATTGGTAATTCTTCCCTATGCCCAATGTCTCAAGCTTGCGGGGCAGCTATCTTTTTCCACCCGCAAAGGAATGGAGTTTACCGCCGCTTTCGATGAATTGGAGAAAACAAAACCTGACTTAAAGGATTGAAATGCTTTCATAAGTTTGCAGGAAGCGGTAATTATGGTTCGATTCGACAAAAGTCGTATTAAATCAGATGTAACCAGCAGCTTAGTGATGAAAAGTCATTTTTAAAAGCTTATTCAGTAATTGCAGTGACTTGAACTATGGTTATTAGCAACCGCATTTTAGAGCAAAACAACTTTCCAATCAGACTGTTACTAGAAAAAGAGTTATGCTCTGTGGTTCGATTTGATGCGCCCTGTAATTCTGGAGAGGGATGGCGATCGCTGCACGGGCTGCAACAGACCAAATGCTACGGTGAAAACGAGGAATGGGCAAACGCGATCAATTTTAGCAATTCATCACATCAATCGGGAGCCAGCAGACAATCGGGCAGAAAACTTAATAACGCTCTGCAACAAGTGCCACAAGGCTCATCACCAGGCAATCAAGTCACCGTTTCCAGAATTGAGTTCGATTGCGATATCTCGAACTACGTCTATGATCTCCAGGTTGAAGGAAACAGCAACTTCTTTGCAAATAAGATTCTCGTCCACAACTGCCTTCTCTGGGATGACCCCCACGACGCGCAAGAGGTAAACTCTGAGCTGATCAGGCAGGGAGTTATTGATCGCTGGGACAGTGCGATTCGCAACCGTGTCAACGATTTAAAGTCATCTGTGCGAATTGGCATCATGCAGCGCTTGCACGAGAAGGATTTGTCAGGACATGTTCTTAATCAAGGCAGTTGGCAACATCTATGCATCCCTCAAGAATTTGAGAAGGCGCAGTCACCAACGGCTTTGGGTTGGGTTGACCCTAGAACGGAGCCAGAGGAGTTAATGTTTCCAGAGCGCTTCTCAAAAGAGGTATTGCTTGAAGAGAAAAAAGCGCTCGGTTCTTATGGCTATGCAGGTCAACATCAGCAACGCCCTGCACCTGCTGATGGTGGCCACTTCAAGCGTTCATGGTGGAAGTATTACAAAGTCGCACCGGATGATTTTGAGCTAATTATCCAGTCATGGGATTGTACCTTCAAGGAAACTAAAAAGTCCGATTACGTTGTGGGGCAAGTTTGGGGCAAGCGTGGCGGACAATTTTACTTACTTGATCAGGTGCGCGATCGCATGGATATCAACGCCACCATTGCAGCCATTCGCGCTATGTCCGCCAAGTACCCAAATTCTACAGCCAAGCTGATTGAAGATAAAGCCAACGGGCCAGCTGTCATCTCAATGCTAGAGCGCGAGATTCCTGGAATCATCGCCATTGAGCCAGAAGGCGGGAAGTTGGTTCGGGCGGTTGCGATCGCGCCTTTTGTCGAAGCTGGTAATGTTTTTCTCCCAGATCCTAGTATCTCTTCATGGGTGGGTGACTTTGTAGCCGAGTTCAGCACTTTCCCTAATGGCAGTAACGACGATATGGTGGACAGCGCATCGCAAAGTTTGAACTGGCTAGCAAGTAAGGTAACATACTGGGCTGTTAGTCATGACAATGCTTGGGGTAGTTGAAAAATTTTGCAGGATGTCTGAAATTTCAAGCTTCGGTGATCTTACAGATTTTCTTGAGCAATCGTCGTCAAGGTTTTTTTGATGGGCAGCCTTAGATACGATTGGTGGGAGGCAGTAGCGATCGCCACTGCGATAGAACAACAAAAATCCCTGCCCTACTCATAAATATAAAGATATTCCTAACTTCCGTACTCCTCCCAATGACTGTATTACTTGTAACCAAATAACCTGATTAATATATTTGGTTACAAAATAATATGCGTTCATCTGATGTTCGTGAACGGAATTCATTGGCCCAGAAGAATGAAAAATTAGTCCACAAGGTTGTGCATAGGATGTCTCAAACTTGCCGCGAACCTTACGATGATTTATATCAGTTAGGTTACATCGGGCTTTTAAAGGCCGCCGATCGCTTTGACCCTAATACTGGAAATGCCTTTAGCTCCTTTGCTATCCCCTATATTCAAGGGGAAATTCAGCACTTTTTACGCGACCAATGGCAAAGCGTGAAACTTCCGCGCACTGCCCTTGAAACCAAGGCAAAAGTACGCAGAGTACAGAGAAGCCTTGCATCTCTTGGTAGAGAAACTGATGCTTTGCAAATTGCCTTGGGCTTAGGCATAAGTGAAGAGAAATGGCGTGAAATAGAAGCTTTAGACAGCAATATAACTATTAGTTTAGACGAACTTCTTCACGAACCTATGCAGGAGTTGGAGGATGAAGTTGATGATAAGGCAGTGCTGAAACACTTGAACAAGCTACAAGCGTCGCAGCGAACTGCCATTGTTGAAAAATTTTTCAGCAACAACTCAATTCAAGATATTGCTAAACGCCAAAAGAAAACGCCTGAAAAAATCAAGGCTTATATTAATTTAGGTTTAGTCAAGCTACGAGTATCTTTATCACAAGAAGAGTTATGAATTTATTAGAATTAGCTAATAGTATCAATGAAGTTTTTAAGCAGTCAAAGCAGTTTTATGAAGCTGGGATTGAATCTTTTAAGTTAGCGATCGCCGCCGATAAAGAAGCAGGAGAAATGTTGATTAAGGTCAAGAGTTCTTTACCTTACGGTCAGTTCGGTGATTGGGTTAGCAAAAACTGCGATTTCACTCATCGCCATGCCAATCGGTTGATGCTGATTGCTAAAAACTGGGAAAAAATCATCGCTACTTTAGACACGCGTGACGAAAGTGAATCTCTATTGCCTTCGTTAAGAACTGCTCTTGCTCTAGCCGCCGCCGAACCAAAACCAGAAGCACCACCACCAGAGCCAACACCAAAGTATAAGGTAGCACTAAAAGGTCATGCGTGCTACGGGGAAACAGTTGAAGTTAAGGAGGAGTTGAACAAAGGAGATGTCTTAGTTTGCAAAACTTCTAAGGGTGAAATTCCCTTTCTCAAGAAAGAACTGATTCCTGAGTCTCAATTACTTGAGTCAGTGGATGCTGAAATTATTGATGTAGAAGTTGAGGATATTTCTGAGCAGTTGAAAGAAGCGATCGCATTGGTAATTGAATATCTGCCAGAAGTTGAACTCAAAGCTGTGCTAGCAGCAAGCTTGAGTATTGGTAAAGAACACTTACCAAGTGACGCTCAAAGTACAGCTGCTAGGTTGATTGGCGGACAGGACTTAGCCATTTTAGGTCAAGGGTAGCCACTTGCTTTGTTACCTGCCAGCCAGCTTCACGCCCAATTTTTCCAATTTTAGTAAAAGCGAAACCCATGACTAGGAAAGCATGACTATCATGCGTCGTTTTTGGGGAAACTCCTGTCAGTTGTTTGACTAAAGACGTGGGTAGCACCCATTCAAACTTGGCTGCTTTCTCTAGTTCCTCGTAATTAGCCAGTGGGGAAGAATCCCTTGCATAGGCGTAAGACATCATTTTTTCCATCAACTCTGCCATGACGTTGACGGCACTCATTCCACTGCTATCAAGTTTAATGTCTCGTTGCGGGATCTTGTCCAGTTTGTCCACTTGAACTTCTGGCTGAATTGGAAAATCCGCGATCGCACCCCCGCCTCGAATATGAATGTCTAGTCTGTCCAGTAAGTCTAATTGTTCGGCGGAAATCTTACCTGGTGCTACTGGCCTCATCTTCAGACCATTAATGCGATCATAAATCGCTTGCCTAGAGTTTAGTTTATAACGCTGTTGCAGGCTAGATATTTTGACGGTTTGTCCAGTCATTTTTAAGTTGTCCAGTCACTCACTGGACAATTCTAATATGTCCAGTGAGTGACTGGACAAACAGACATTTTTTAGCCCATGATTGACGTTTAACTCTTGCACTATTAGCATAAAGAGCAAGCGAAAAGTGTGGTCTTGGGGGTTTCCCCCATGAACAACTTTTTAAGAAGCGCAATATAATATTTGAAATTTAAATTACTCTTGTTATTGGAATAGGTACGGGTGTTCAGTGACACCCGTTTTTTATAAGATTTTACCCTTCATTGTCTCATCTTGGGTTAGGCGCGAGCCACCTTTTCTATTGGCATCGGGAATTTAGTTAACTGATAACTGATAACTGATAACCAATAATTAACAATGCTTAAACTTCCTTTTAAGACTTTCCCACAAAAATTTGAAAAAGTTACTGTAGGAAATCCTGAAATTGGCGAATTAGAATTACCTAAATATGGCGATATCAGCCCCAACGAGCGCCTATTCATCAAAGCAGCTAACTTAACAGATATTCGCCTTGCTGCTGTGAAATTAGCCAAAGATATTGCTGTTAAATCAGGTAAGCAAGTAATTGACATTTACAACGCTCTAACTCAGGGTGATAGTGAGTCGCTAGCAGAGTATTTAGAAGAGTTCGTAAGTTTTCAAGACTTGATGGATGATGCGGCTATGCAGCGTAGCTTGGTATTGGCTACTGCCGTAATTCAACGGTTAGTACCTGACTGGAAGCTTGAAAACACTGGCGATCCAAATCAACTTCATCCGCAATTGCTGACTCTGATTATTGAATTTGCCAAAAACGAAGAAGCTGGTTGGCCAACATCTGTAACCCAAGTCACCGATAGCGAAGCGTTAGCGAGTCTTCGAGCGTCAGAAGACTTGGGAAACTCGACACCGAACAGCGAGATCCTGACTGGGGAGAAATCTACTGGAGAGTCAGAAGATACTGGCCACAAGAAGAACGGTTCAGTGAAGAAAGCTTTGGAAACCAGCCAACCTGGATAATTCTACAAGCGCTGCACTATGGCGCGAAACTCCACCGCGAAGAGTTGCACCTGGCTGAGTTAGGAATCGCTACTCTTACATCCTGCTTTGTCAACTCCAACCGCGATCCGAAATCGGAAGCGGCGAAACCGAGTGACTTTTTCTACTTCACGCCTACCGAGGATGAAGGGGAAAGGATTTCAAGCGCTGCTGCGAATGCCTTCTTTGCTCTGGCTGACGCTGGGAAGTTGCCGGGGTGGGTAGTGGCGATCGCACCCGTGGATAAATTAGCCAAATCCCGTAATAGCGATCCATGTAACCCCCTTTTATGGGGGGGTGAAGGGCTAGTGCTGCTAATGCCTGTGGTTGATAATGGTTTGGTGCGATTCCCTCTGGGGTTTGTTGATGGCGTGAGTGGGGAAGTCGCTACAGATGGCGGTGTAGTGAAACTGCCAGAATTGGGTCAAGCATGGGTGCTGGATGGAGAATTTGCAATTTCCTGATTCGGCAGACAGTGACTGCCGAATTTAGGCTTATGAAAAATTTTTCATGAGGTTTTCCACAGTCAAAAGGGAACCCATTGTTTGATGTAATGCGATCGCAATCATGGGTACTCTTGGTTCCGCTTCAATAAAATTAAACCTGGATCGTTCCCAATTCGACAGCGACTTGAAAAAGTTGCAAGCGACTGATGCAGGTCAAATCGCATATCGCATCAAGCTTGATACCAAAGACTTTGAACAACAAATCAAGGGATTGCGAATCCAGCAACCTATCCTCATTCCCCTTGAGATAGATACAAAAACTTTTGACCAGCAAATCAAGAAGCTGTCAACTAGTATCGACCCTATCAAGGTTGACTTAGCACCCAACGTCAAAGATTTCCAAGAAAAACTGCGGCGGCTGTCAAAAATAACGCCTGTCACGGTTGATATTAAAGTTGACGAAGCCAAGGTAAAGCAGCAGTTTGAAACGATCGGTAAATATGCTGCTGAGGGTTTTACTCAGGGGTTTTCTGGGGTTGAGGGCGCGGGTAAATCAGCCATTGATTCGATGGTGAAGTCGGTTAATAAGCAGCTAGGTATTCAGTCGCCATCGAGGGTTTTTAGAGAGATTGGTAAGTATGCGATCGCGGGATTGATCCAGGGACTGGATTCTGTTGATGAATCCAAACTCAAGGGCGTTACCAACAAGATTGAGGGTTTTTTTAAAAAGTCCAAAATCAAAATTAATGTAGACGTTAATTCCGGTGATTTTAATCCTTTAAAAAATATTTCGGGGGCGGAAGCAAGCGAGAAAATCACAAGTGCAATTGAAGAGGGTTTTAAAAAGTCTCGCCCTAAACCTCCTAGTACTTTTTCTAAAATATTCAGTGGTATTGGTGACACCCTACTTGCCCCCCTCAAGGGAATAACCATCGGTGCATTTGAAGGCGTGGGCTTGCAGCTTTCTAAGCAGCTTGGGACAGGACTAGGGAGAGGAATTGAGTCTCAACTTGCCCCAATCATCGGCAGTTTTGATTTGCTAGGAGAGAAGCTAGTCACCTCAGCTATCCCTAAATTAGGTAATACAGTTGGCGGAAAAATAGCCTCAGCTATTCTCAAAAGCCCACCACTACAAAAGCTGAAGCAGGACTTAGCTGGACAAATTACCAGTATTGTAGGTGAGTCTGAGCAATTGATTGCATCGACTGCTGGTAAACAGCAAAACCGACAGCGACAGCAGCAGCTGCAAAAATTATCTCAGCAAGAACTTGGGATTGAGTTGCAAACAGCGATCGCTAACGCACCTCAAAGACAACAGCAAGCCCAAAAAATTAAGCAAGAAATTCTCCCTCAATATCAACAGGAAGTAAAGTCAAAGTCATCGCAATTAAGTTCTCTACAAGCGGATAGAGAACTGCTTACCAACGTAGGGACAGAAACCGAAGAAATTAAGCAAGCTGTTGAAGAAATTGACCTGCAAATTGCTCAGGCATCCAGCGCACTTGTTGAGGCCAAAAAAGCAGAGCAATTTTTGCAACAGCAGATAGCTGGATTACTGGGGGAAACTTCTGGTGCCGTTGGTAAGTTAAGAATGGCAGGAGCCGACACCAGAAAAGTCGATGAGACGGAATTCGCCCTCAAAGAGTCATCTGTTAGGGCAAACGGCATAGTTACTAGGCTTGATGGCAACATCAAAATTCAGCAGGAAAATATCAAGGAAGCGCGAACTAGACTAAAAGCCTATAAGCAAGAGGAAGCGAGGCTAAAGGCAGAAGCGATCGCGGCTTTGCAATCTGGCGATGATGCTGGGGCTAAAAACTCATTACTGGAGAGCAAAAAGGCTGGATTAAGAGCGAATTCAGCAAGCCAAGAAATATCAGCCTATAAAACCAATATTTCTGAAAACCTGAAGATAAAACAGGAATCGGCTGGTGAATTTATTCAGGAGCGTAAACGGCTAAAGGACTCGCTAGAGCAGGAGCGTACAGCTTTAGCCCAAAGGCTTTTAGACGCACCCCAAGAGGTACAAGCACGGACGACTAGGGTGAAGGCAAAACCCAGAAATGTCGCAGCAAAGCAAACCACTCAAGTTGAGGACTTAGTTAAACAACCCGCTATTGCTGTAACTCCTGCACTACAAATCTTTCAAGATGTACTTGCTCAATTTCAACAGTTAGCTGGAGTTAAAATCCCTGCCAACAAAATCCCTCAGTTGGTACGCGGCCCAGAAAAAGCCGGATTCACAGGAAAATACAATAGTGTCGATAACGCAGTTACCCTCCCATCAAGTCGCTACGACGAGTTAAGTAAAGGTATAATCTCTCCCGATGTCATTAAGACTCTGGTGCATGAGCTTCGTCACGCGATGCAAACCGGATTTGGACAAAGGACAATAAGTCAATCAGGTAACCCAGAATTTCAGCTAATCAAAGGCACTCCCCAAGAGCAACAACAACTCGGCAGCAAGATTCAGGCTAGTGCAGATTTCTTCAAAAAAGGAGCGCTGGGCGCTACATCTGGCGATGTTGAAGTGGTGAAATCCCTGGAAGAGGATGCTTATGTATTTGCCGAGCGCTACTTCGAGCAGGTATTCAAAAGTATTCAACAGGGTTTGCAATCTGGCGTGAAATCTGGCGACGTGCCAACCGAGGCTGAATTGCTCAAGCAAGTTCAAACTGCACAGGCAACCATTACCGCTAATCTCAAGCAATCTTTTAAAGGCCCAGCACGCGATCGCAAAGTCACTAATCAAGAGTTGGCTGGCAGCACGTTGACGAACATCGATCAACAAATCGCTCTTGTTAGCGAACAACTCAAGCGCACAGATTTATCAAGTGAAACGCGAAAGAAGCTAGGGCAATTCAAAGGTACTATTGAGCGCCAATACAGAACTTACTCACCTGCCATAAGACAGTTACAGAATTCTCAATTACCAACTTCAAAAGCAGTTGCAACAGATAAGCAAGGCGTTTCTGGCTTTGAGCTATTCGCTGTTGAAGATCCAGAAATCGAGAAAGAGCTAACCAGGCTTAAATCTGTAATATCCAGGCGCAAAAAAATAGCCACGGGCATTGCAAATCCTGACAAAGAAATCAAGAGAATGAACCAGCTTATCAAAAAGCTGGAATCATTTATGCCTCAATTTGATGAATACCAAAATCAACTATTGCGAGAGTTAGCGCAAAAATTAGAATCTCAATCAATTGGGGTTGACGATGCTCTTAAACAAATGCGATCGCTTGCAAGAATCGCCGAAAAACAAGCTCAAAAAAATCTTAAAGAACTTCAAAAAAACGCAGGGCGTAGTACCCTACGTGCGGAAGCTGCACTAAAGCAAGTCGAGCAAAATACCAACACCAAAGTAAGTGAGATTGAAGCAGGAATTGGTTTTGATGAGGCGCTAGGGCAACGCAAAACCCGTCGCGTTTTAAGGAAAATTCAACGCGGCTATGGTGGCAATATTGATGCACCCACCATTGAAACTGAAGCCCCAAGGGTTGAAAAGGATCTGCCCAAGCTTCCCCAGCAATCATTCTTTAAAGGACTTGGTAAAGAATTTAGACTGGCTCGATTGAGTGCGCTTACCAAGCAAGCCGAATATTTAGGGCAACAAGCTCAAGTTTTATTAGCTGATGTTGATGCTCAAATTGCGTTGGGTAAGGCGACTGAGAAAGAAGCCCAACTTATTCAAAAGCAAATTCAGCAAAATGAGCGACGGTTAAACGCGGTACTCAATCAAATTAAACGCGCTCAATCAGGCAAAGATCCCAAGTTGACATCTGGAGATTTACAGCGATTAAGTGGGAAAGCCGAGGACTTGACAGGTAGGATTGACGCAGATAAGCAGCGACTTGCAGGAATTCAACTCAATATTAAAAACGGTAAAGAACTCGAACCAGTTGCCAAAAATTTGCGTGCTGGCATCGCTGGCGGATCGGAAGCATCCAAACAGCAAAATATCAAAGAATTGGAGCGGCAAAATGCCCTAATTAGAGAAAACCTCAAGCTTCTCGGCGAAGATCCTCCAGCAAGAAATCCTTTTGATGTGATTTTGGGTGGTGCTGATAAGTTTAGGCAGATGCTGCCAAATGTTTTCACTCTCCTGAAGGGAATCTTTGCCTTCCAGGTTTCCAATTTCCTACAAGGATTTTTTACCAACCTCGCCACAGATGCCTTTAAAGCATTCGTTGAACTCGATCGCCTCAAAACCGCCCTCAACTTCGCATCAGGGGGAACTGCCGGGGGCGCTCAAAATCTGGCATTTGTGAGAAAGACGGTTGATGATTTGAAAGTCCCCCTCAAAGCCTCCGCCGAAGGTTTCACTTCATTAGCAGCATCTGCCAGAAATTCTGCGCTAGAAGGTAAAGGAACCCGTGAGATATTCTTAGGGATCTCGCAAGCTAGTACGGTATTGAGTTTGTCGGCGGAAGATACCCAAGGTACGATTCTCGCGTTGAGCCAGATGATTTCTAAGGGCAAGGTATCATCTGAAGAATTGCGTCAACAACTTGGTGAACGCTTGCCAGGTGCGATGGGCATTGCGGCGCGGGCAATGGGGCTGACAGAAGTGGAGTTCACGCGCCTGCTAGATACTGGGCAAATCCTCTCCCAAGACTTTCTGCCTAAATTTGCTAAACAGTTGCAAGCAGAATTCGGAGATGCAGCGAAAGATGCTTCTGGCAATGCTCAAAGCGCTATATTTGGCGTACAGAACGCATTTTTGAGCTTGCAACAGGGTATTGGTGAGGGCGTTGCACCAGCTGCTACTGCGGGGTTAAACGGCTTATCTGTAATTCTTAAGGGTGTTGCGTCTGTTGCTAAAGAATTAGGATTTATCCTGCTTAGTGTGACGGTCACATTGTCAGTGAAGATGGTTGGCGCATTACAAGCCGTGATTGCTCAGTTGATTGCCACTAAGCTAGCCACTGGTACTTTGAGCGGTGGGATGCAGGCTCTAGGTCAGACCATTAATAACTCGTTCTCAGTCAAGCTAACGGCTGGTATTTTCGCCGTCTTGGAAGTGATTAATTTGCTCAATCAAGCAGTTAATACCGAGTTAGTGCAATCCTTTAGCAAGGCGGCTGATGCCGCTCGTCGAGCGGCGGAGGAATCTAAGAAAGCATTTGAAAAACCCAAGCCTGGGCAGGAGAATAAAGGCACAGAGCCTGTAGCAACTAGCGGTGTTGGTAGGTTCATAGATTCAGGAATTGGCTTTCTGAACAGGGATTTAGGCCCGATTCCGGGCGGTATTTTCGGCAAAAAAATCAAAACTTATGGGCAGTACGAAAGGGACAATACCGCCAACAGTATTGAGCAGCAGGGGCTTTCCAACACTGAAGCATTAGCCGAAGGACGCTACCGACTAACCGAATTCAAAACTGGTACTGGAGAGGGTGGAAAACTACGCGGCATTGATGCCCAGCTAAAAGCCGCAGAGGAACAAAGGGCAATATTGCAAGCCCAAATCAAACGGGATTTTGTTGACAAAGGTCAAGCTGTCCCTGTTGAATCAAAGCGTCAGCTTGACTCTCAAAACTTAAAAATAACTGCGCTCAATGACCAGCGCAGCGATGCCGCCAAGCCATTAACTCTGGAACTCAATCGCACAACCCAGAAAATCAATTCGATTAAATCACAGCTAGAGCAGCTAAATAATCCTGATAATATTGCTGCTTTGGGCGGGGAAGCAGCAGCCGACAAACAACGTCAAAATCTCAAACTACAGCTTGAACCACTAAAGCAATTTAAAGCTGAGATGGAAACAGCATTGGGGTCGTTGCGGATCGATCCAATTCTGGCATTTACCCAATCGTTGCGGAAGTTAAACCTAGCACTAGCTGAGGGGCAAGAGAAGAATAAAGAGAAGCTTTCAGGACAAAAATTAGCCAATTCAACCGAGGCGATCGCTGGCTTCTCCTCCAATAAGCTAGCCGGCAGAAAGCTCACATTCTTGAATGCAAATGATGAGTACAATGCTGCTGTTGCTGATGAAAAAAATTACGCAATTCAAGATAAAGCCTACAACGAATCCGTTAACAGACCGGAGTTCCAATCAACGCTAAAACGCCTTGGTGTCTCGCCTGATGCCAGTATTGCCAAAATTGATGATGTACTGAAAAACACCACCGATGAAGCAGATAAAGGGATATTAGAAAAGCTTAAAAGCGGTCGTGAGTCGAAAGTAAAATTTGCCGAAGCAAAGCAAACTACGGTTGATAGTTTTGCCAAACTTCAGCAAACTATTCAGGATACTTCCCTGTATTTGCTGGATGATTCTGCTGCAAATTCCCGCGCTCGAATTCAAAAGGACGAGAACGATAAAATCTCTTTCCTCAAAGGCGCTCAAGCGGTTAGGTTGATATCGGAGGAAATGGTTAATGAAAAAATTGCCAGGATTCAACTTAGCAGTAGTCAGTCGCAGAAAAAGAACATCGTTGATCAGCTAACAACGCTACGTGCTTATCACAACGAAGGCAAGGTATCAGCTGAGGAATTCGCTAAACGCCAGCGTGACTTATCGACTGAATTAACGGCTACAGAACGCCAAGAGGCAGAGAACCGCCTCGCTGTACAGCAAGCAGTGCAGGCACGACGACTTAAAGATATTGAGTTCGCCAACAAGAAAGCTGAATCGGCGATCGCTCTTTCTTCCATGAATGCCACAGCCAAAAACAAGGAAAAATTACTTGCTTCTGGGTTAACGCCACAAGCCCAAGACCAATTTGCGCTCTCACAAAACCAGATTGACCAAAAAGCAGCAGGCGATCGCATTGTCCTCGTCAAAAACCGCATCGCCCAAAACAAGCAACTATACAAGGACGGGCTACGAGATGCTAGAGAATTCGCATCGGAGCAGTATTCTCTCAATGTAGAGCTAGCCTCTGCCAACCGAGAATTGATTGATTTGAAGATTACGGGCGAGGAGAAGTACCGCGAAACGGTTGAGCATAGCATCCAGCGCATCATGCAAGCTGAAGAGAACCGCTTCAAAAAGCAAACTTCTCAGCTTGATGAATCGAAGACAAAGCTCGACCTTTACAACCAGAGTTTAGAACGCACTAACAGGTTAGAGCAATCGCGTCAGAGTTTATCTAAAGCATTGTCAGATGCTGCTCTTGTACCTGCCGAAAATCAGAAAACTGATACTGATGACGCACAATCTTTGGTTGACAAACTTAAAGATCCAAATGTCAAACGCAGAACCAAAAGGGCGATTCGTGAGCAATTGAGGGGGATGGATTACCAGGTAAATTCCAATACCAAACCCGAAGAAATAGAGTTACAGATTAAAGAGAAAAGGATTGAAGCTGAAAAGGTAATTGCAAATATTAAGCAGATGGCTTTGGAGAAAGAGCAGGAGTTTCAACGTAAGTCGTTGGAAAATGACTTGAAACGCCAGAAGATTGCTGCTCAAATTGCTTTGTATGAAGCCCAATCTGCACAACTATCAGCCCAAAAAGCTAAAAACGAAGCTGAGGGAGCGCTCAAAATTGCCATATCCAAGAAAGACCCACTGGCTATTGAAACTGCCCAGACTAACCTAGACATTGCCAACAAACAAATTGACCTCAGTAATCAGCGCGTAGATAGCGCCCTCTCTTATCTCAATGACCAACCTGAGATTGCTGCTAACTCCACTGCTGAACAAAAAGCGACCCAAGGCGCTCAAACTGAAAGTTTAAAATACGGCGAAAAAAGGCGTGAACGACAAAGCGCATTAGATTTAGTAGAAGCTGGCGAAAAAGCGCGACGACCAATAAGCCTCTCTTCGGCTGAGGCTAAGGTGGAATCTACTAATCCACAGATGGCGCTTCCCCAAAAAATCGACATCAACCAGATGCCCAAGCTGGAACTCAAGCCAGGTGAAAGCATATTTGATGCTTACCAAAGGCAAAGGGAGGGGATGAAGTTGCCAACCCAAGGGGCAGAATTACCCAGCAACAAAGCTGATATTCCTCCAATGGATAAAACGGCTGCTAATTTAAATTCAGCCACCATTCAACCGCGTGAGTCTGCTGGAGGTAATCAGTTTGTAGAGGCGTTGAAAATGGCCAACCAGGGGATTGAGCAAAGACTAGATGCTCTCAACAGTGCCATTATGACGTTGGCTAACACGCCGCGTTCTCTTAGCATCTCTTCACCTAACCCAATTGATGATGCGGCAGACTTTATGAACAGAATTGGAAGGGGTCAAGTTATGGCTGCGGGAGTGTGAGGTTATGAAAAATTTTTCATGAGGTCGATATTTTTCGGATATCCCAATTCTCCCGTGCTGCCATTCTTAAGAGTTTAATTTTCAACACTGGGTCTTAGCCTCCCCGCTCCTGAAAAATTTTTCATGATTCAATTTATGTTTGGGGGCGGACTTTCATGAAGATGCCCGTGTCCAAGCAGAATACCTACGCAGTTTTCAGCAATTCGATTATCACCACCTGTGCTTTTAAGCCAATTAAGCAAGGAGTCTTTGTCAAGATGAGATATTTCCACGACTCCCCAAGTACCATCATCAAACTGAGCTTTGACGTATACCCCTGTTCCCTCCCATTCCTCTTTGTTTGCCCATCGGGTGGGATCAATTTTTAAGCTCATGAACTTACCTCAAGAATCTTGTCAAGATAAGCGATCGCCTCATCTTTCTCATCCAGCCAAATTACTGCTAACCACACGCCATTGATTGTACCTGTAGCTTTATATGCTTCAAAAAGTGCTGTTAGCGCTGTTTTCTCTCCACTTTTAAAACTATCCTTAATATCCGAATTCGTGTACTGCACAGTACGGTGGTGTGTGAAGTTATCCTCAAGCCATTGAAAAAGTTCGGCTCCAGTCATACCCAAAAAGATAGGAAATCTGATTTTAATCCCATACTAGCCAAGATTCTTCATGCGGCAACTAACCCTCTCCATTGGCAATATCTCTGTCACCCTCAAGCGCTTTGTTTTTTACGATCGCATCCTAGCCGACACCGGACAAACAGAATACAGTATCACAGGCGCACCCTTAGATTCTGGCCCGGTGTACGAGCCAAAGCACATCTGGACAATCAGCGCGATGATGACTTACGAGCAGTGGTATGCGATTGGGGCGATATTTGGGGAATGCGATCGCCTCCGTCGCACTCAAGGCAACTACAGCATCATTGTTGATGACAGCATCCAGGATTTTGTTGAGCAGCAGTATAGGTCGAGAGCTTTAGTACCTGGGGGAGTGCAAAACTACTTTACTGGCGGTGTGGCGTATCCAGCGCGGTTTTATGCTCGGATGTTTGAACCGAAGTCACAGTGGCAGAAGAATCAGTTGTATCCGTATGTAGCAAATTTCGTCCTGCGGGAGTTGGACAAGGCGATATAGGAACTATGCTCATAGACTTTCAAGCGATCGCTCATGACAAATTTACCAACGCCAGGTGTAGACCTTATCAAAGAATTCGAGGGCTGCAATCTTCGCGCCTACCCCGATCCACTCACTGGGGGCAAACCCATAACTATCGGCTGGGGAGCTACCAAAAAGCTCGACGGTAGTAATTGGCAATTAGGGGAAACCATCACCCAAGATGAAGCTGACAAGCTGCTCGTTACTCAGCTAGAGAAAAACTACCTTCCTCCCCTGCAAAAAATCCCCTCGTGGAGTGACCTGACGACAAACCAGAAAGGGGCAATTCTGAGCTTTTCTTATAACTTAGGCAGCAATTTTTACAATGCTTCTGGGTTTACCAGCATTAGCAGACTACTAAAAAATCCTGAACTTTGGAGCGATGCCAAGGAAGTAGAGCGAATTTTTAGTTTGTACTGCAATCCGGGTTCTTCGGTAGAAGTGGGTTTGCGTCGCCGACGGATTGCAGAAGCCAAGCTCTGGCTCAACCATTACAGTGTCCAGTCATGACTGCTGATTTACGCAGCAACAGGGGTAGCGCTATTAGAGATAGATTCGAGTTGAGATGCAAGTTGTTCTAAAGAAGCCAACTTGGCTGCTGTGTTGGCTTTCTCGATTTCGTCTTCATTTAGTGAAGCTGTGGTCGCATCAAGCCTTGTTTGTAAGTCTGCACTTGCTGCTGTAGCGGCATCCAGCTTGGAAGCTAGGTCTGTGTTTTCAGCCTTCAACTGTGCGTTCTCAGCTTTCAATTGGGCATTTTCTTGGGTGGAAGCGATCGCATTTTGAAAAATACCAACCAATCTATCTAAAAAATCTGGAGCTGTCATAATTGCACCTATTTGTAAGACCGCTCAAATATAACAACGCAACCATATAGTTGTTATAGTGGATGATTCGTATTTTAAGATACTATCCTACTCAGTAAGCTAACAACAGGAATCATGGGCTTGAAAATACCGATGAGCGCTCATGACCGTCAACCAGTCAGCCAGAAACGTCAGATTACTTATAGGAGGCACAGATTACACCCCGTGCCTCATCTCCTTTCAAGGTAGCGATAGCCACCTTGACCAATCTGGGCTGATTACTTTTACTGGGCAGATTCTGCTGGGCAAGGCACTGGGCTTCAATCAAAGTTTAGATGATCGCAAAAGTCCCGGTAGCTTCTGCCGGGGAAAATCTGTCACTTTAGATATAGCCGATACCAATGGAAGTCTCACACGCCACCCACGGGGGACACTACGAATTCTTACCCCAAAATATGATACAGAGAAGCAGCAGCTAACCCTTGAGGTGGCTGATTTAATTACACTCCTCAACTTCAAAGAACCCACAGATCCAGACAAAGCTGATAATAAATCATCGGGTTCAAGTACAGCAACAAGCGTAATCACCAAGCTGCTGCATGAAGCTGGAATCAATAATTTTACCGGAAATTTACCAGACACCCTCTACAATTACCCTTTAAATCTTTCAGGTTCATACCTGCAATCTGTTGGAAAGCTACTTTATGCCAATAACAAAGTAGGGTGGATTGACAATCAAGAACGATTTAGAGTCTCTACAGTTAACGTCGAGTCGACGCAATCCCTAATTTCATTGATAGTCGGCAAAAACGAGCTTTGGTATCGTCGATTGGGTGGCGCTGAATCACCTTGCGAGAAAATCAAGGCAGTCGGAACGCAGATGGTGACGCGGGAAATTGAGCTTGATAGCACAGTGACCACTGAGCAATACGGCTCACCCGCGATTCTTGATCCTGAATCTACTGGGTTAATAGTAATCAATAAAGTAACAGAAACCCAGAAATGGGATGAGGATGAGGGGAAATTCACCATCACTTCAGTTACCGAAAAGCCTTGGGGATTAATCGTAGCAAGGGCTTTTTGGGATAATTTTGCCGAAGAACCAAATCTACCCCCAGAACTATTTAGGTTATTTTTGGGCGAAAGCCGAATCGAAGAATCCAGCTTTGAATCGGTCACTGCTGGCGGGAAACTGATTCAGAAAACCACTATTTTTAATACAGACAAGTCTCAATATTTAGCAGAGATCCAAGAAGCTAGACCCGATTTTATTGTGGGTAATTACGTGGGTTTGACAAATACCAAAAATGTCACCGAAACTTATACCTACAGTCCCAAAGAAGTAGTTGTTAAAAAAGTAACCCAGACTCAAGAACTTGCTGTAATTGTGTTGAATGGCAGCAATGAAAACTGGGATGATTGGGATACTATACCAGAGTACTTTGTCACTTCGGAATACAAATCAGAAGAATGGAAGGAGATTGATAAATATACTTGGCAATACGAGACTTACACTCTCAAACCCACCGTAAAGGCTGAGGGCGGCACAGCGATTGAATATCCTGATGATGTAAATATCAGAGCTAAACAAAAACTAGGGCTAACTTGGGATTCAAGTGAGAAACGTCGCTCTAATTCAGGGCAAGAAACCCCACCCGCCGCCGAGCGCCGCCCAACTACAAAACGTCTTGAAGAAAATCCTGTTACTTACACCGCATACTTTCAAGACTCTTGTAGTGGTAACTTCAAGCAACGCGAGCGCACTTATAATGTGGAATTTTTGGCAGGAATCATTGTACCTTATGAAAAGTTTTTCATAAGCAGTGATAGTGGGGCGAATAAGCAGCTAGAAGCGATCGCCAGACGTGAAGGCAGATTACTCAGGGGCAGGTGGCAAGGACAAGAAATGGCTGGGGCAATTCCCAATAGCTTACTGGGTGGCTATGAACCGTTATTTGGGGTGAACGTACTTGAGTTTGACGGTACGGGACAGAATTATTTAGCTGATGGTTGCAGCTGGGTGGTGACGGCACAGAAGGCACTGTGGAGTTGTGATGGTATTTGGGTTGGGGAATCTCAATCGGCAATTCCAGTGCGGGGGGTAATTAGCATCACTTCTTCCACACTTACTATTAATGGTGCGAACGTAAGAGGTGCGGTCATTACGCCAGATGGTAGCGCTGTGGTAGGCAACGTGACGATTACACCTGACGGTAATACCATCATCAACGGTGTAACTCTACCTGCTGATGGCAATGTAGTTATTCCAGGGACTACCATATTACCTTATACCGAGATTGAGCCAATACCTGGGGGTATGGCGCTGGGGATTGAATTTAAATCTTACGCCTATCTGCTAACTATCACTAGTTCAGAAATTCAGTTGGGGTTAGGTGAAAGTGGGCAATGGAGTAGCGGCTTTGTACTGCCTGCGGGTATCGGTATTGGTGCTAACTTCACAGGAGACTTTATTTCATCGCTTTATTGGGAAGATTTCGATTGGGATGGCGTGGACGAAAGTGCCTGGAATTCCTTGCAACCATCACCCACTTGGGAATCAGTGATCTGGGACGAGGCGGATTGGGATAGACTTCTGTAGAGCTTTTGGGCATTGGGCATTGGGAATTGGGCATTGGGGAAAGAATTCTTATAACTCCTAAACACTCCCTGCTCCCTGCTCCCTTTCTGTCCTATACCTTATGCCCAATGCCCAATGCCCAATGCCCAATGCCCAATGCCCAATGTCTAACTCCAAAATCTAAAATCCTAACTCCCCACTCCCCATTCCCCATTCCCCAATCATGCCAACCGGAATTTTTACTAATCTCTGGATAAGTCAATCGGCTAAAGTCCTTTTCAGGGGTGTTGCTCCGCCTGATTCCACGAAATTTCGATTGGCGCTGGCCAATACCGCATCATTAGGGCGGACAAATTCGCTGGCTGATTTCATCTCCAATGAACTTCTGCCAACCAATAATTACGCTAGGGCAGTAGCCAATTTCTCAAGTGATGGAACTTACGACACCACAGACCAACGCCACGAATTGCCCACCATTAGCGCTAGTTTTTCTGCTTCAGGCGGTTCTCTCCAGTTTCAAACTGCGTTTTTGATTGCTGATTCGTCCCCCATATCATCAAAATCTTTTACTAACAGCGATGTCAACCCGACGAGCGATCGCATTACAATCACGAATCACGGTTTTGTCAATGGCGACAAACTTTTATTTACTGCTGATTCCTTAGCCTCTCTCCCCGGCGGGATTGCTGCTGGCACTATCTACCAAGTCGCCAGCATGACTGCCAACGACTTTCTTGTTACACCTAACGGGGGTGGCTCAACAATAAATATCACAGATACTGGTTCAGGGACATTCCGCGCCAGGAGCGCCAACGGCATTATCGTCGCCTACGCGGTGGAATCCAGCCCAATCACTGTACCAGATGGGCAGGGTTATAGCTATCAAATTCCCCTAGTAGTTTTGAATTCGGGGTATGTGAATGGAAGCTGACGAGATTTTAAGGGGGCGATCGCTCGTTAATCGCCATCTATATCAGAAGAGAATAGCTGATTTAGCCGAGGCGCAATCAGAGCAATATGAACCCACCACTTACACTGCTTTTGATACTGAATTGGGCTTGGGGAGGCTACAAGATACTTTTGGAAATATCTCTTATGGTAATGCCCAAACTAATGGGGCTGTGGGCAAGGGTGAAACCATTAGGTTAAGGCGGGGTGGGGTATTGGCTGGATATGACGCAATGCCTCGGAGAAAATCAGAAGAAAGCATCAAACCTATAGCCAAAAATACCTACAAAGTCAAAACTTTATTTTATGTTTATAGCTTTGATGGCGAAAATATTGATATTTCCATTGGTGGCGATCGCTTGCAAGCTATAAAAATTCTGAGCATAGCTAGAACCAGCAATACTGGATAAAAGATAATGGCATTCATCGGCTACACCACGAATCTAGGAGTTAACAAATACTTGGCATCTGTAAAATATACAGAAGCCGGTTTAAGAAAATATTTGTTGAAAAGCAATGAAATAAAAGAACCTGTCGCAATTACTAATCCCATTTCCAATGGCGATGAATTTTATTTAGGCAATGGGCTATGGGAATCTAATTCTGGTGCGCCAACGCGCAATATGATTCATGATTTAGAAATTCATAGCTTCCCGGTAAATTTTACTAGTACACCTTTGTATGACCCCTATGGACAGTCATTAACTTACAACCAAGTAAGCGCCTATGCAGATACATGGACACCGGAAAATCCCAATAGTCAATTTACATTTACTAGGAGTTTGATTAATGTAATCAACGATGAAGTTTCTGAATTTGATAAATTCAAAGGACTTGGAATAAGTTACTATGGAATCTCTAGCGTAACTGACTCAATTTCTTTTATTTATCCAGATGACAGTTATACTTTTTTACCCAGTGGTGTAAAGTCAAAAATTTCTGTAAAAGTAGGAAATATTACCGTTTATTTTGCTCTGCTTCCTATTAGTCAAGTTCTTCCAAATCGCGCCAGTGATCCACCAGGGATATTAACATCAGATATTCCTGGACTTTTTTTATTACAAGATTATAATTTTAGGGGTGCAAGGATAAGTTATCCTGGATGGCTAAATGAAATTAGAGATGTAGAAGGCATAAACGACCCTCAAATAGTAGCATCTAATGGTGCTGTAGAAGTCAGGTTTCAGTATCAAAGTGGTGGTATTGGAGTCTTTGGCTTCATTCCTACCCATCCATTAAGTGATTACAAACCTGCCATTCTTGAAGAAAACTACATTGAGAATTACTCTGGTACTTTCTTGGCTCAAAAAACAACTAATGCTTACATTTATCAGCATTGGATCGCTACTCAATCCATTAAAGTAGATAGATTTGGGAAAGAGGAAAGAATTTTAACCGAAATAACCAATACTTTGACCTTTAAGGCTGGCAAGAATTTAGTTATTACTTTGAATAATAGTGACTTTTTAATCATATCTTCATGGGATAGTTTATCGCCAATCACAAAAGATTCGGCTAGTTTTACACTAACTGTTAGTCAGGCTTACAAAAAAGATTTTAACGCCAGTACTTTTATTGGCGAACCTATATTATTTGGAAAAATCATTGATAAATATCCAGCATTAATCAAAGGGACTATAGTCAGCGCCAGTTATTCTCCGGCTGGAGTACTAACTATTGATGTTGCTATATCTAAAATTATTTTAAAAACCTATACTTCTTTTTTGGGACGATTGATTACAGATAATGGCTCTTACTATTCTTATCATTTCCGTAAGAATACTTCAGCAGACATGGGAGCATTCATAAGTAAAAGTATATTAAAAGTAATCCCTCTAAATCCAATAGTATCAACTTTCTTCACGAATCAGTATATTGCAAAATTAAATAAAGTCACAGGAAGTAACCTACAGACAGACAATATAGTGAGCCAGAAAATATACTCAGTAGTTAATGTTTCTGGTAACAAAGCTTGGGTGGAGGAATGGAATATATTGGCGGATGGCAAGATTAAATACAACAAGGTTTTTATAACTCCGTATTGCAAAATACCCGAAAATTCAGCATTTTTAAATCATAGTTTTTATCCTTAACGTTTTGATAATCTTAGAATTAACCACAATGGATGAAATATCAATACTACGATCGCTTGCTTCTACTAATCGAAGCATCTATCAATCAAAATTAGTCTCCGCCCAAAAGGCAAGCTCGCGCATCCTCGAAAACAGTGTAAAAATCCTCAATTACGATGCTGACTTGGGGCAGTATAAAGTAAAAAATACCGCAGGACAAATATTTTCAGCCAGGGCGATATCTAATGGTGTATTTGCGATTGGCGACCAAGTAAGCCTAGTAGCACCAATTGGGGGAATACCCATAATTGATGCCATGCCAAGGTAAAAATGACGATTCAAACTGGATATGCGATCGCAAATATTGCGGCTATAAAAGCCCTCGCTCCCAATCAGCGCACCGATGGTTATACGCGCCAAGCTCAATCTGACGCTACTGGCAACCCGGCTTGGTATACTTTCCTCGCAGCCTCAACTGCAAAAGATGATAACGATTTAGTGTTGCTCCCTAACGACAATCCAGGAAACGGTAGATGGCATAAAAACGGTGGTGCTGGGGGCGGTGCTAGCTTTGGAGGACAAATTATTTGCACTTCTGGCTGTACTACAGCAGGCGGTGGAAGCGGGAAAGCGTTTCAATTTTATGCACCACAAACAAATCTAAAGCTGATAATTCAGATTGGATTTGAAATTAATATTCAAGTCGATAGTAGTGCGATCGCCGTTTATCGCTGGAGTCAAGAACCCAATACTTCGATGACGGGTAGAGAATCGACGCCCATTGCTCAACTCTCAGAGGGCGGAGGCAATCTCACTATTACTATTAATTCAACTTATCGGTGGATTACGATATTTGCTAAAAATCCAGCCAAGAGTAATTACTTGGATGGGGTTTGTTTTGTAATCAATGGCAATGTAATTACTTTGTTGGGGTATTCATAATGATTAAAATTTTAGAAGTAGTGAGCCAGAGAAAGGGTCTTGTTGTCTCAACAAAGAGGAGTCAGCGCGGTCATGGGGGTTTCCCCCAGGAGCGACTGACGTTGGACTGGCGAACCCGGAGGGTAATTTCGTGCTTCTGTGCAATCGCAGTTTTCATTATCATTGTGCCACTACATCTAATATTTGCACCTCTCGCTAAAAGGGGAGACGCTACTCGTCGCGTCTGTACACACGATGATAATAGATAATTTAATTGCTCTAATTTTGGCAAGAATAATTACTCTATTCCCTAATTATTTATCGTTACTAAAAAAGTTAGAGATTGGTGTATTTTTCTTTTGCTGGCGTTGTTATCTTGAAGCCCGAAACCTTCCAGGTCACTATGGGAGGCTTGACGAAAATTTAAAAGAACAAGCGCTTTCTGAGTACAATCACGCCCAAGTATTCTGTAAGCTTACTGGCTCTAAATTAAATATGTCTGGTGCGGGGCTGATGAAGCGTGAGGAAAAACAAGCGTTTAGTTGGTCGTTCGTAGAATGGGATTCCAGCAATGAATCTTATCAAGTTGATGGGATGAGTACTCGCTATTTATCAGCCAAAATATTTTTCGGCTTTCGCACCGCTAACTCTTACAATTGGGAGAATCGCATAGCTTTTATGTGCGCTCTTGAAGATTTTCAGCATTGCTTTTATCAGCAGCTTGTGAGGTTCGTGCCTCCAGAAGTGCAAGAAAAGTTGGCACCCATTATTGAAGATGAGTTAACACATGCCATTAATCTCAATGCTTCTTTGTGGTTAATTGCTGGGGTCAAGCGATCGTCATATTTATTGCTTATCTGGCAAATACGAAAATATCTAGCATTGATTTGCGTTCCAGTTGATGCCTTGAGAGTTGCCTTGGGAATTCTGCTGACGACGTAAAGCGTGATGCTTGACAAATGGTTACCGAATTAGATTCAACTCTCCCAAGCACTGAAACCAAACAATATTCTGACGAGGAAATTACAAAAATCCTCAACACAGCTCAAGCTACCCGCAAAGAGCGAGATGCAGCAGCTGCTAAGGCTAAAGAATTAGAAACCAAGGTTACGGAACTTTCGACAGACTTAGAAAAAATCAAGGGTATTGACCCCAATAAATATCAAGAATTAGAAAAATTAGCCCAGACTTACGAAGAACGCAAACTGGAAGAACAGCGCAATTTCTCTGAGCTTAAAGAGCGCTGGACTGCCAAGGAAGCAACTTTAATGCAGCAAGTTCAACAGCTGCAAGAAACCTTAAAACAAAACCAGATTGTCAATGCTCTGGAGAAATCTTTCTATGCCACCGGGGGCAAATCTGGAAAGGACGATGATGGCTACACGTATTTTGATTTGATACGCGATCGCGCTATCAACTATATCGTCCTTGATGATTCTGGAAAAATCACCATCATCGACCCCAGAGACAAAACACCCCTCAAAGATACCAAGGGCGTGAGTTTAACTGTTGACGATCTCATGCTCAAGTTACGTTCCGGTGGGCCCACGGCTTCACTGTTTGAACCCATTGGCAATGGCGCAGGTTCGGGAATGACGCGAAGTCAGCATGGAACGCAAAACGGCGCAATGCTACGAGAACAAATTATGGCATTGCCTCGAAGTGAGCGCATAGCTAAAGCTAGGGAACTAGGAATTAAGTAGTAACTAGATAGATTAAAGCTGAGTGAGTCAGCTTTATTTAATGAAATAGAGGCGTGATGCCTTTGTTGAACGAGACACCATTAATTTAGGCATCACGCAATCATGGTAATGACTCTTCTGGAGGCAGCGAAACTTGCTCCCTCCATTGCAACTGCAACAATTATTGAAGAATACGCAGCTTCTTCCGACATCCTCCGCGCCATCCCTTTTGAAAATGTCGCCGGAACTGGCAAGCACTACAATCGTGAAGATAAACTTCCTGGCGTGGGCTTTCGCGGCATCAACGAAGCCTACAAAGAATCGGTCGGTGTGGTCAATCCTCAGTCTGAGGCACTCAAGATTTTTGGCGGCGACTTAGACGTTGACCGCGCCATCATTGATATGCAAGGCGAACAAGTCCGCTCTGTGCATGAAATGATGAAAGTTAAAGCCCTTGCACTCAGTTGGACTTACAACTTTATTAAAGGCGACTCCAGCATCGATCCGCGTGGTTTTGATGGGCTGCAAGTGCGCTTAACTGGGAGCCAATTAATCTCCAACAACGATGCCGGTGGGCCCCTTTCTCTAGAAAAGCTTGATGCACTAATCGACCAAGTAGACACGCCCACGCACTTGATCATGGGTAAGTCTGCGCGACGCAAACTCAACCAAGCAATTAGAAACCGTACTGTTTCGGGTGACGTTGATTTTTCTCAGGATGAATTCGGCAACCGGGTAATGTCCTACAACGGATTGCCCATCTTGATCGCCGACTACGACAACAACGGCAACACCATCATGGACTTTACCGAAACAAGTCCTGATGGTACATCTAGCACTCAATGCCAATCGATTTATTGTGTCTGCTTCAAAGAAATGATGCTCAATGGCATTCAAGGCGCTGTAGATGGCGCGTATGGCGTTAGCTCTCGTGACTTGGGGGAACTCGAAACCAAGCCTGTGTTCCGCACTCGCGTTGATTGGTATACAGCGATCGCCTGTTATCACGGTCGCGCTGCTGCTCGGTTGTACGGCATTACCAATGCCCCACCCATTTCGTAATTTTCCGCTTGTTGAAAAATTTTTCAGGATTAAAAATATGGCTCGTTCAACCATTGCCAATCGTCGCGCTATCTTGCTTGATGGAAGCTTGATTTTGCGTGATTTTACAACTGCTTTGGCTATTGCTGCAACCACCGCAGAGACTGCTATCACCAGCGTCAACCCTGCCGAACTTCGTTACTACAAGGCAGTCGTTGATGTTGCTGCTCACACTGGATACGTAGCCTCAACTGCACAGTGGGTAATCACCATCGAAGCCTCAGCAGACAATGTAACTTTCGTCCCTGTCGGCACTGTTACCCCTACTGGTGTTGCTGGACGATTTCAAGTTCCTTTGAGTGGCGAATGGGTAGAGAAAAATTTACCTAATGCTTCTTATCCAAACATCATCTACACCCGTGCTAAGGCAACAAAGCTAGGCACACCTGGAAACCTCAATTACGGAGCTTTCCTTACATCATGAGCCAACCAGTCACTCTTTACAGCCCTGATGGCAAGCGATCGCGGGAAATTGCCGCCATTGATGCACCGGGATGGATTAGGGCTGGCTGGACAGAAGCACCAGTCACAATTTCCCCCGTCGTGTCTCCATTGGTGGAAGTGCTCTCTCCAGCCACACCCGCAGTAGAACCAACCCAAAAAGCCAAACGCAATGACGTATCAAGAAACGCCGTACCAGAAAACTAACATCGTTGATGCGAACGGCAACGTCATCAACTCTTTTGGCGGGAGTGGAACTAGTGGCGATGCCTCTGCTACTAACCAGGCAACTCAGATTCAACTGGAAACAGCGATACGCGATCGCTTACCAGCTGCATTAGTAAATGGTCGGCTACCAACTGATGGCAGTGGCGTAACTCAACCAGTATCAGCTACCGCACTTCCTTTACCAAATGGGGCAGCCACCGACCTGACTTTGCAACAAGTAAAAGCTGCCCTACTCGCTCAAATAAACCTAGCAAGCACAGTCTGGACAGACAATTCGGGAGCTTTTTACGTAAGGCGCGATCTAATAAACGAAGGAACGGGAGCAATAACCGTAACTTTTACAGATCCTTCTGGCAATTCTGCAACACCAGGAGCAGGATTAAGACCACTAGCAAGTGTTGACAAGGATACAATAACTGATTTCTACGATGTTATTACAGGCGGTACTGGGTATTCAGTTGGCGATTTACTTTCAAGAATTGCTGTACTTGATGTCAATAACACAAACTCACCTAGTGCAACCTTTATTTGGCTTAATTTAACTGCTGGCACTATTTTAAGTTCTACCCCAACACCCGCAAACATTGAAAGGGCTAATGAAAATATTGGCTCTAGGCAAGTTGGGAGTTGGGCTGTAACGGCAAACTTAGGAATTACGGATGCTGCTAATCTTTCCAATCTTAGCAATGCGATCGGAACGCCAATAACCGGGGCTGCAATGCCTACAGGTGGTGTGGGATGGATCGGGTGGTTATCAGCAATTTGGAAACTAATTAGCGATCGCGTACCTATTCTTACAGTTGTTGGTGATGCCCTCAAAATTACCGGCGCAGTTACCGTTAGCGGCCCAACCCTAACTTCAATTGATAATAAAACCCCGCTACTAGGTGCAAATAATGCAGCTAACTCTACCCCTGTCACATTGGCAAATGATGGGGTGTTCATCACAAGTTTTGGTTCGACAAGTGACACTGCTGCTGCTAGCGATACCGCCGTTGCAAGTTTTGCTTCTTTATTCAGAAGATTACTTGGGCAATTCACTAGCCTGCTTTTATTGATTGGGATAGTACGCGATCGCTTGATGCCCCCTGGTACTTTAGTTCCATATTTGGCTAGTAATGGAGCAAATTTAAAAACAAGTGCCGGTAGCTTTTATGCTTTTACTTGCACAAATGCTAACGCCTCAATCCGCTATTTCCAAATATTTAATAAAGCTTCTGTACCTACTACAAATGATGTGCCAATTACTTATTTTCCTGTTTATGGGAATAACGGATTTCTGTTAATTGGGCAAGATATTCTTGGAGGCGCTGGAATTGATTCGACAATACTAACTAATGGCGTAGCTTGGGGAATTAGTACTACTGCTGCTACTTACACAGCCGCTACAGCGAGTGAACATTCTGTGACTGTGAGGTATTCCTAATGAGTGGAAGTTTCCAAACTATTCCTGACGTTAGCACGCTTGTACAAACTAGTGGTAATCAAAATATTTCTGGCATTAAAACTTTCACGAATACAACTACCTCAAGTAGTATAACCAATGGTGCGGTAGTAATTGGAGGGGGATTAGGTATTGGTGGGGCTATTAATGCAGGAATAGGTTCGTCAACACATACCTTAAATGGTATTTTAAATCTTCCCACTAGCAACGTTACTCACTTCATTTATGGGAGTATAAATTGCGCTGTTACTTCTTCTACTTGTGCAATAGCCGGAACTTTAAATCTAAGTGGAATTACTACTCACATAATAGCCGGAAATGTAAATTTCAATAACAATGCTGTTACCCAAATAATTGCAGGTAATCTAAGTGTTGGAAAAATATTAACAACAGCAGGTAGGAAAAAAGCGCGTCGTAGTGTGGCAGCTAACGCTGCAACAACAGCTACAGACGAGGTTTTATTTGTTGATGCCAGTGGTGGGAGCCGAACAATTACGCTTTTAGCAGCTGCTACAGCAGGTGATGGAGCAATAATTACTATTTATCGATCTGATACAAATGTATTAGCTAGCGTAACAGTTACTCCTGTGGTAAATGGAGGCAGCATTGGCATACAGTCATCTAAAACTTACATGTCCGATGCGACTAATTGGCATAATATTCAATAA